GCTCAAAACGATGATACTCTGTCCAGTATTAAGTATGAGGGCGACTTTGGTATCGTCACTGGCATTGGAACAACATCCGTTGTTGGAATTGCAACCACTGGTCTGACATTTGATCTGTTCATTCCTCTGAACTCTCCACTGAGATCTTCAGACACAATGACATCTCCAATTACAACCAGTGGAATCAAGACGGACTTCTACTTCGTTGTCTTTGATACAAACACTGGATCTGGTCTGACTGCATATGGAGACGCTTCTGGAACAACCACAGTTGGTATCGGAACCTCCTTCATCGATAACATCTACAGAGTAATGGCTGTAGAAAATGTAACTGGTGATGCAGTTGGTGTAGGAACAACGACTCTGACAAGAGTTACCGTTAGTGTAAGTTCCACTGAAGGAGTTGGTACTGGAAGTAGTGAGTTCTTCGGTAGATATTCTTGGGGTCGTCTCTATGAATTTGTTAAGACTGATACAAGTCAGTTTACCGTCATCAACAATGATGGTGTAACTGGCATTCAGACTGGACCTGTCATTGTGAGAACTAAGGACCTTAAAGAGGCTTACATTTAATCATAAATAAAACAAAAAGTCTTTCAAAATGTCAGCTATTATAACTGATCAACTTCGTATATTGAATTCTGAGAATTTTGTAGCGGGTATTGCGTCAACAACTAACAGTTATTATGTTTGGGTTGGACTTCCAAACGCAACTGAGAATGATTCTGATTGGGACACAACCCCACCCGCTCCAAAAGACTCGTTTAATGAAGAGAACGACTACTGGGATACGATGATTGCGTTGAAGAAAATCAACGCAGCTGATATCGTTCGGGTTGTTAGAAAAATCACCTGGACATCTGGTACAACCTATGAGATGTACCGTCACGATTATTCTAGATCAAACTTGTCACCCCAGACAAGTTCTACCAATCTGTATGATACCAATTATTATGTAATGAACTCTGATTACAGAGTTTATGTTTGTCTGCAGAATGGAACCGATCCAGAGAACCCTGACGGAAGACCATCTCTTGATGAACCATTCTTCACAGACTTGGAACCAAGGTCTGCTGGTAGTTCTGGTGATGGATACGTTTGGAAATATCTGTTCACTATTAAACCAAGTGATCTGATTAAGTTTGATTCCACCAGTTTCATTCCTCTTCCTCAAAATTGGTCAACCAATAGTGATGTAGCCGCTGTAAGAAATAACGCATCGACAAGTGGACAACTGAAGATTGTAACCATCACCAATAGAGGTGTTGGTTATGGTACTGCTACCACTTACAACAATGTTCCTATTAAAGGAGATGGTGAGGGTGCAAGATGTTCCGTAGTTGTCAACGCTGCTGGTAAAATTGACTCAGTAGAAGTTACTAATGGTGGTTCCGAATATACCTTCGGTACTGTTGATCTGAGTGCAGTTGGACTGACAAACCCAAGTGGTTCAACTGATGCAGCTTTCAACGTAATTATTCCACCACAAGATGGTCACGGTGCTGATATTTACAGAGAACTTGGTTCATATAGAGTTCTGATTTATTCCAGACTTGAGAATGATGCAACAAACCCAGACTTTATCACTGGTAACCAGTTTGCAAGAGTTGGTCTTGTAAGAGATCCATATTCCTTCGGTTCTACCAATAAACTCACTCTATCTAAAGCCAGTGCAACTTATGCACTGAAGTTGACTGGTGCTGGTTCAACCACTACAACGTTTGCAGCTGATGCAACCATTACTCAAACAATTGGTGTTGGATCTACTGCTGTTGGTAGAGTTATTAGTTGGGACTCTAATACTGGAGTTCTGAAATACTGGCAAGATAAGACTCTTGCAGGTTTCAATACGGATGGAACAGCGAACACTTCCCCAACCTATGGTTATAAACTTTTCAGATTTACTGCAGACCCAACCAGTGGTGCTGGAACAACCGTCTTTGGTGGTTCAACTAATCTGAACATTGATACAAACTTTGGAACATCATCTGTTCCAGGTGTCTCTACGTCAATAAATAATAGGACATATAACCTCGGAATGAGTTTTGTTAAGGGTGTTGCAAATCCTGAGGTTGAAAAATACAGTGGAGACATTATCTACGTAGACAACAGGGCATCTGTCACACGTAGTTCACAGCAAAAGGAAGACATCAAAATCGTATTGGAATTCTAAAAAACTATGCCACAGGAAACTAACCTCAACGTCAATCCATATTTTGACGATTTTGATAAAAACAAGAACTACTACAAGGTTCTTTTCAAACCTGGCATTCCGGTTCAAGCCAGAGAACTGACCACCCTTCAGTCGATCTTACAGAATCAGATTGAACAGTTTGGTACTCACTTTTTCAAAGAGGGTTCAAAGGTAATTCCTGGTAACCTGACGTATGATAACAACTTCTTCTGTATTGAAGTTGAGCCAACTTTCCTGGGCATTCCTGTATCGTTATATCTTGATAAGCTTCTAGGTATCAGAATCACTGGTGCAAGATCCGGTGTTACCGCAACAGTAAAGAAAATTCTTACCGAAAGTGATTCGGAAAGAGGAAGTATTACTCTTTATATTAAGTATGAGAAGTCTGGTTCTGAAGACTTTTCACAACAAAAGTTTTTTGATGGAGAAAATCTCTTAACTGATAGAGATATTGTCTATGGTCTGAGTGTTATTTCAGCCAATGAATCATTTGCAACCACTATTGC